CTGTAAGCTTAGTAGTTTTAAGAACGTTGTTAATAATATCTTTAGGCGCTTCGCCTTTAGCAAGTCCTGCTTTTACTTTAGATTGTATTCTAACAAGTTCACCTGCTGAAATGTTTTTAATGTTTTGAGTAACTGTTTTAACACCTTTAATGTTTTGTCCAGTTATTTCAGCAAGTAATTCTTTACTACGTGGTTTTGAAACCTTATAAAATTTATTAAGTTCTTTGTTTAGATTGTCCGAATGAAAGTCCAGTTGAGACGTTGAAAATTCTTTTAGAGAAGTAGTTTGATGAGTTAACATTTCTCGACCAAAGCGACTTACTTCAGGAGTAACATCATTAGTTAACCTCTCTGAAAGAATGTCTCTTAAACGTTTCCTATGCCTACGCATAATACGTCTGTTTTGTAACTGTACGCCTTCTTCGTATAATCTTACGTCAGTCATATGATCTACAATACGATCATAAAGTTTTAAGTTGATATCCATTTAGTACTCCTCTGAGTAGTAAAATGTTTAAAATTTTGATAGAAACCTTGCAATATGATGTACAAAAGGTAACATCGTAAGTGCCATAAATAAATTTACTCCTGTATGGGCTATTGCTATTCTTAGCGTATCACCCTTAGGTATTCCGTCAGATACTAGCAAACCTGCTAGCCAAATAGTTCCTGTAGTTCCAATATTTGCCCCCAAAACCGCTGCAACAGCTGCAGGTAAAGGTACAACCCCTGAAGCTACTAGCGCAATAATTGCAGTAGAAGACAAAGAAGAAGATTGCCAAAGCAAAGTCATTATTATTGCCCCAAAGAACATATAAATAGGGTTAGCAATAAACCAATTTAAATGGTCCATGTTACCTATTGACTTCATTCCTCCGGAAAACATTTTTAGCCCTACGTAGAATACTATAAGACCAACTACGATTTGTAAATAATTGTTTGTTAGTACCTGTAAATAATTCATAACTATTCTTCAATATCTATCTGGGGATCTACGTTAGTTTGTACTGCTAACGGATCAGTTTGTATTTCTTCAATTGCTTCTTCATCACTATAATCAGCTGGCAAGAAGTCATTGTACTTAGCAATGTTAATCCAAGTTGAACGACTAATAATTCCTGACTGATACCACTCAGACACGAGACGCATAGCACCTTCACCACCTACAATTGGAGAGAAGTCGCTAGACATTTGGAATTCTAAGTCATCACCTGTGTACATAGTATTGTAATACCAGTTAAGCATAAATGCCATTACTTCACGAATAGTACCTGATACTTTAGCGTTAAGTGTACCTAGCTGTGCTGTTTGAGAAGCATTACGGATTTCTAGTGCTACACCTGAAGCTGCTTGCTCTGGTGAAAGCATTCGAATACCCATCTTAGCCATTTCTTCTACTGTACCTTGAATAGCCTTTTCCATGTCAGCTAAAGCTGAAGTAGGTGTTTCAAGTACAGTAATGGATTCATCTTTACGTACTCTTAACCAAGTACCTAACCCTGCGTTTACGATGTCGTCAAATTCCTCGTCTGTCATGTCTGATTGTACAACAGGGGTATAAGTAGCAGCACCGTAAAGCAAATGGTTTCGTCTCGATACTTTGTTATAGAGAGAAACTTCACGATCAACTAGCGGCATAAGAACAGGTTCAACTGGTTCATATTGCCCGTTAAGAGGCCAAGCAGGGATACGCATTAAACGTTCACCAAACATAGTTGGATAAACTGTATTAACTTTTGTAAAGCCTATTTCGCTAACTGATTCTTTGTATTCTTGAGATATATCACCATTAAGAACTTTAATTTCATTGTTAGTATCTGGATGTTCATAGTAGTCTAATACTAGTCTTCCAGATTCATCAATGTAATGATCACAAACAGTATCTACATAATCAGGATGCCAAGGATTTTCTGGTTTATACTTTTCTACTAAGTAACGAGTAACCCAACGAGTTAAAGTCTTTTGTCGTGTAATAGGATGAGTAGATAGCTGAATGTTAATAACGTTTTCAGCTTCAATTACTACCGGATACGGCTTAATCATAGCACGTTCTTCCGGAGTTAAATTGTCATACTCTTGTTCGCTAACCTGCGGTCTATCAACATAAACCCAAGCCCTTGATGTTTGAAGTTCTTCCCAGAGAGCATTATCAAGAAAGTTAAACAATGATCTGCCATCTAGTGTAAAATCATTTTTAAGCCATTGTTTAGCATCATCTGGTAATTCTTCAGGTAGCTCTAGATGAGAGTCTTTACGTAATAAAGCGCTAATAAGTACTTTACAATATTGAGCAGTCAAGCCTGGAAGTTCTGACTCTGAACGATAAAAATCATATTGCTTTTGGCTCATACTAGGAGAAAAAGGAATAAGAAGGTTTTTATATTCTGCTTCTAAATACTCATCGTGAGCTTTAACGTTATCTTGTCCTTGTAGAACCGCCCTTGACCGTTTCCAAAGTGGTTTCAAAGAATGATAACTTGCACTTGGATCGGCAACAGACTTTTTAACACTTTTAGTTGGTTTAGTTAACTGTGCCATTATTTATTTTCCTTTACCACTTTACTTTATTCGCCCAATATGCGGCAGACATTTTGCCTTTGGCTATATTAGTAGCATGACGAGCTTTCCAAGCTAATCTACGAGATTTATATTTATCAGATTCATTAGCTTTCTTAGGTGAGCCTACTGCTCCTTGAGCACCAAATCTAATAGTTTTAATTGTATCACCAGACTTAGCCACAACAATATGAGACTTAGTTGGATGGTTAGGAGTACGTTTAGGCTTATTAAAGCCAGAGACTCCAGCACGAGTAAGTCGTGAGTCTTTCTTTTGAGCCATAACGATTTCTTTCTATTAATAAAAACAATATACATTAAAATAAACTTTAAGGTATACTTTAAAGTATATTATAAATAAACCTAGGCGGTTATTCTTAAACGTCAGGTATTGTGAAGAAGCCCCGAAGGGCTTCCTCTGAATAGAGACTGTCAGATGTTTAATCTGTCTCTTTGTTATCTTTTATTCTTAAACGTCAGGTATTTATTTTTTGCCAAAAAACTTACTAACGCCTCGCATACCAATACTAGCACTAACAATACCTCCAAGAGAATATTGATACCACGCTGGCATAGCTTCAAGGGCTGCAAAGCCTTGAGCAACAATAACATTACCCCAATCACCACAAAAGGCTAAAATCAAAGGTATTGAAAATAATAAAGTAATCCACTCGTCTTTCCATGAGTTTTGAGTAGCTTTAATTGCTTCAATATCCCAATCAATTTCCCCTGTAGCCTGTTTAACTTTAATTTCTGCGTTGGCTTTTTGTACGGCTACTTTACCGTCTAGATAAGTAGTAGCTAAACCACCAACAGCACCTAGAATTTGCCCTATCATGAGGCTAACTCGAAGTGAGGACCATCAATAAATGGACGTCTATTTTGAGATCTTCGAGTATCAATGTAAGACATCATGGCAGCTTCTGCTGTGCCTTCCCAAGAACGAATGTCAGGAATATGCCAAGCTGCACCCCAACGTATTGGAACACCTTCTGCAATAGCAGCTTCTTTCATAGCATCTGCAAGATCATCATAAACATTTAGCTCCCAACAACCTTTACCGTCTACATAAGCCATAAGGTCTACAGCGTTACCGTCAAGGTGTTTTGATTTTAATGTTTGAGACTTACCCGCTGCTACTAGCTTTTTTTGTTCTTCAAGTGTCCTAAGCCCGTACACAACACCAAAGTCTACTTTAGTAAGTTGAATAGCCCTATGTACTACGTTAACCAAGTTATGATTAACGCCTTCTAACTTGTCTAATGATCTTTTTGAAAGTTTAAAAGACATTTTATCTCCTATTTTGTTCCAAATTTACGAATGTAAGAGGGATCTTCATCGTAAGCTTCAGCCCATTTGTTTTCTGTAAAGGTTGCAAAATCAATTAAATCATTACTATCTATAATTAATGTTTCAATTTCTTGTTGCATAGTTTTTACTTGTGACTCTAAGTCTTGAATTGTGTGGGCTTGCTTTGAAACCCACCACACTCCTGCTGCTAACTGAATAGCCATTGCAAATACTAATGCAACAGGAAGTTTTAAATCATTCATACTAATTCTCTTTATGCTTTTCATTACCAAGCCATACAGCAAAGCAGCCCGTTAGTGCGCCCATGCACACTGAAACTAAGCCACTTTGTTGTATTGTGGGATCTGGCAATGACATATACCAATGTACCGATTGATATGTTAGAATTGTAACAGCTAACATCATTAAGCGAGGCATAATTTGCCACTGTAAAATTCTTTCCATTGCTATGGTCATTTATTACTCCTATTCTGGCTTTGTAGGCCACGTTACATTTAACGGGAAGCCTTCTTGTTCTGGTAAGTTAAGGAGGGCAGTTCTATACGCTGCCCACTCTGTTTGTTTTTCTGATGTCATTTCAGCCCATCTAAGTGGGTTAGAAACTATTGGGTCTACTTCTGTTTTTAATTTGTAATCTCTTTGACTTCTTATAAACATTGCGTCAAATTCTTGTTTTTTGGAAACGTTTTCAACCCAAGAATTATTAATCCAATCATGACAATGACAAGGTCTTTGAGGAACAGTTATAATACTATCTGTTGTATTCATTTTAGCAATATAATTATCAAA